GGTCGGCCTTATATTAGCTAAACGCTCAGCTTTTAATTTAGCGGCTGTAAGTTCTTCTTGAGCAGCAACAATCTGATCCGCATCACCCGCATCGTAAGCATCTTTATACTTCTTACGCGCCTGAGTAAGCTCAAGTTCGGCTGAATGTTTGGCATTATCTACTAGCAATTCTGTGTTTTTACCCAGATTTGCTTTTAGCTTTTTGTTTTCTTCGACGATTTGCTGAGCAAACTTCAAAGCCTCTTCACGCTCACGCAGAGCAGCTTCTTTTGCCCGACGCTCATCGTGGTAACCATGCGACAGTTTCTTGATACGCTTTTGTACACCTTCGTCGTATTTAGAAAGCTCGTCGTCAGTTACTTCATTAACAGGTTCGTCAAGGGGTTTACGATTTTGATCTTGCTTAGGCGTGTCATCAACTACTTCAATTTCAAAATCAACATCATCTTTACCTTTGGCCTCTTGTTTAGAGTCCTGTTCATCAGGGAATTTGTATTCGACTTTATCCATATGTCACCTCATGCACGTTGGATACCACGGGGGTCTTCGACCACCGCTTCGACAGAATCATCGTTAATAATCCGAAACTCGCGGTCGTGAATCTTGATGCGAGTGCCGGTGTTGGCACGGGTAATAATGAAATCCCCTGGTTTACACCACGGCCCTGTAGGGAATCGATTTACGTCGGCATATGCCATATCACCTAGTGATACGACAAACAACACATTACTAAGCAGCTCTTCGTATTTAACCGTCGCATCTGCTTTAATAATCCCGCTATCAAACTTGTTTTCAATGTTAGGCAAAGTACAAAGAATCTTATACCCCTTAACAATTGGCAACTGCTTGGCTTTTTGCTGAACATCATCGATTATTGCTTCTGCTACTTCAGTCATTTTCAAATTCCTCATAACGTTGCACAAGGTCTTGTACTTCCATCCTTGCACGGCGCAGACCTTGGATTACGCCGCACAAATTTCGATATTCAGCAAAATCTTTACAACTTCCTTCAGCCATTGCGTCACTTACTTCCCGCTCTCGCTCTTTGAGTTTGTTAAATAAATGATCTAGCATTTGTTTCTCATACGTCATTAACCGCTCCGTTTCATTACAGATTTAAGGATGTCAGCCTGTAGTTTCTTGTCATCCCGCTTATCCTGACTTTGTAGCCGAACACTTTCTTTCTGAGCCTCAAGAGCGATCCGCTGCTGCTCATTTTGTAGTCGAGCCTGAGCCAGCGCCACATCAGCTTGATCTTTAGCAGCCTTGCGTTGTTGTTCCATACCTTTGATCTGGAGTTCTTGTTGCTGCATTTGAACCAACGGATCTTGAGCAACTTGCTGAGCCTGCTGCTGTGCAGCTTGAGATTGATGGATCTGTAGAACTTGCTGGGCTGCTTCTGCTACGTACCTAGCCATAGCCAACTCATCCTGTTCAGACACTTCTTGCTCAGGTCCGGGCAGCGGAGCACCGATACGTTGTTCTACTTCTTGGCGGTACTGGAACCCTAAATGCTCAGCAACGTGTGCCATCATTGAAGCTTGCAACTGCTGGCCTATGGGGTTTTGCCCAATCATTTGAGCAATCTTTGGATCTTGCAAGAACGACATATGTGTTGTGATATGCGCTTGATGATCCTGATAAATAAACGCTTTAAGTGGTACGCCCTTCAACCCATTCATATTCTCAGTCACAGGGTCTTTAGGCTTCTGGTCATCAGGCAACGGTACAAGTTTGTCTGCGTTAGGGATACCCAGCACATCGAGCATCTGTCTGTGCAACCGAGGTAAGTCATATAACTGAGGGGCACCTTGAGCCAACTGTAAGGCAGCTTGATACTGCACAACCCGCTGAGCCATCGTCGAAGCATTAGGGTCTGACACGGGAATGACTTCCACTACGTCGTAGTCCTCAGCCTTAACCTGCGGTGTGCCATCTTGTGGTACGTAGCTGTAATCAGGTGAGGTGTACTCCCTGATAATTTCTTTTAACAGCTTGAACTCTTCTTTCATCGCTGCATGGATGCGAGCCTGCACAGCACCCATTGTTTTTAACTGCCGCTCAAGCAGTGCCAGCGTCGTACCCACCGGAGCCTGACTCGACATATCGCTGATCTTCATATCAGCCATACCACTGAGCCTTCGCGCTTCTTCGGTAATTTGATTAAGTAAGGCGAGGAGAACCTGACTGGGTTCTTTATAAGGTAGCGGCAGGATGTTGTCTCTGATCGCACCCCCCGGCACATCCACATCTCGCCATTCACCCGGAGCAATCGGCGTGTCATCACCTTTGATCCGCAGACCACGAGCCTTCAACCCACCGGGAAGATTAGATAGCGAACCCGCATCCACAAGCTGACGAATCAGCATAGTGCCTGCCGTGGCGTAGCCACCGATAATATGAATCAACCCAAAGCCATAAGCACCAAACCCAGGGATATACATGTAGTGTACAAAGTGCTGACGCGCACGTTTCTGAGGATCATCTTCTCTATAGTTACGCCGTATAGCTAGGACTTTGTTGGTGTTTTTATCGATAGTGATGACGTAGGGCAGTGGCAGTTCTTCCTCGTACCCCGGCAAGTCATACTCAATATGCACCTCGCATATCTGATACCGCTCATCTTTAATAGGCTCTTGACCTTCTTTTTTAGCCTTGGCTTCTTCAATATCTGTCTGATTAGCGTAAGGCTCGCCAAGATCTACTTCCCGATAAAAGCCTGTTACCTGTAACCTCTTAATGTCATTCTTTGTCTTACGCATGATGTGCGTAAGGCGATCTGTACGTCTAATGTTTGTTACGCCATAAGGAAGGATGACATCTTCAGACGGAATGTAAAAAGAAACCTGACGCTCTAACGACGGGTCATAATAGACCTTCTTAAATGACGAACCTGATAACGCCACACCCCACAGCGCACGTTCATGCTCTGACCTGTACTCAGGCATTTTGTCAGTTAGCTGATAATTCATATCAGCCTTCACACGCTTACTTGCTTCTTCGATTTTGGGGGTAAACTGACCAATGATTTGTGTTTTTACAGGGCCAGCAGCGGGAAATGTTTCCATAATTGATTCGCTTTGAAAGCGAATCGCTGATTCTGTAAGTAGTGTGGAGAACACCCCACATGCGCCATCCCAAGGCTCAGTTACATCGTCATACCGTAACCCCAGAACATCAAGTCCTTTGACGTAAGTATCGACCCAATCCTTACGGCTGCTAATATCAGCCTCAACCAATTCCATAATATCGCCTGCAATCTTTTGCAGTTCAGCTTCACTCATGTGCTCGGCTAGATTGGAATCAAACGCTTCCTCCTCACCCTCATCTCCCGGTTCAATCTCAATCTCCACCCCACCCATACCAATCTTTACGGATTCAGGGTCTTCGATCTCAATTTCAATAGGGGCTTCTTCAAGGGCGAGGGAATCAATTCCTTCGGGCATCCCATATAGTGCTTTATCAATAGCCATGATCTGTCCTAACTTAAGTAATAGCCGCGCTTAGCGCCACGAAAACCACGGAAATATTGCAACTCATCAGGTTCATCTGTTGGAAGGCGTAAGAAACCGCCATTCCTAAACCTTGCTAATGCTAGCGTAGTTGCATCCACATAGTCATCATGCTCGCCTGCGGGGAAAGCTGCAATCTCATCGATTAATTCTTCTGCCCATCGAGTGTTTGGCACCCATACCCGCCCCGACTGAATGATGTCAGACACCGAATTAAGTCGAGTTATCTTGTCGTTGCCTTTGCTGGGGGTGAACTCTGCTACCGGCACACCCATCCGACGTAACTCTTGGTAAAGAGAGATACCTGATACCTTCTTTTCCACAATCAGCGCATCAGGCTCGTACTCTTTGTGCAGTTCTAATACCTTTTTTTTCAGCTCATAGAACTCAAGCCTTGCTTTCCACGCATCTAAGAGGATGATGTTGGTCTCACCTTCCTCAGTTGTCCAGACACCCCACGTCGTACACGCAGAAAAGTCCGAACGATTAGTCGTTTCATACGCCGTGTCCCACGATTGAATAATAAAATCACATCTTGGAGGCTCATCTTTTTCCCATACCTTCCACCATTCGCGCTTAACGATGGCACCTTCTTCAGAAGTCGGCTGTTGCTGGTACTGAGCCTGCCATTTTGAGTTAGGAAGCTCCTCTTTTAGTGCAGAAAGCTCGTCTAACGACCAAAATTCAGGCCAAAGTGGGTTCCCAGAGGGCAAAATAGCAGGAAATTCGATCACTTCCCACTCATCACCCCCTCTTTGCAGCGAATTTTTAACAACTTGACCCGTTAAATCCCTCAAACCCCACCGAGTCATCACAATAACAATCGATCCCCCCGGTTGCAGACGCTGTCTTGGGCCTGATGTGTACCACTCGTACACTTTGTCGTAGATTTCTGGGTTGGTTGCAGCCAGTGCAGCCTCTTGTTCTGAATGTGGGTCGTCAATAATTAGCAGATCCGCACCCTTACCCGTCACCGCACCACCCACACCAATAGCAAAATACTCACCACCCTTGTTTGTATTCCATCGACCAGCAGCTTTTGAGTCCGCTTGCAGCCCTACACCGGGAAAAATGTCTTTATAAACATCCTGATCGACAAGGTTTCGCACCTTCCTGCCAAACCCAACTGATAACTCCGCAGTATGCGCCGTCTGGATTACTTTTTTATTAGGGAACTTTCCCAAGAACCAAGCAGGTAAAAGGTAAGAAGCAAATTCAGACTTAGTATGACGAGGAGGCATATTAATAATAAGGCGTTTAATTTCCCCCCTAGCGACTCTTTCAAAAGCCGCAGCCATTCGCACATGATGTCTACCATCCACAAATGTAGGCCAGACTCGTTTTACAAACTTAATAAACCTCTCTTTACATACTTCCTGGGATTTTAATTTCTCAAGTTTTTGTAACCGCAGATTTAAATCGCGCAACTCACTTTCAGGCAACCCCGAAATGTTTTTTAATAACGCAGATAAGCTTGCATTATCTTGTGGGGATTGTGAATTAATCATCAAGCGGTTCGGTTGAAAGCTCAGGGTCCAACTCTTTTAGCGGGTTGGGTTTAGCTATCCCTAATTCGTCATCCAAACTTTTTGTCGGGATTATATCTACGTCAGTAGCACCACCTACTAATAAGCGTTTAATACGTTCTTTAATCTCTGCTTCTAAGTCAGCAGAATTTTTGTGGGTGATGGTTATCTCGCTACGCTCGGTAAACACACCAATATCGCTGTGCTTACCTAATAACTCCAAGGCTTTTATTTCTATTTTAGTATCACCACAGGTCGCAAGCTCTACAAGCTTAGCGGTAATAAACTGCCGTGCCTGCACGACATCTCCAAAAACTGGAGAATCATACTTAGCAATAATTGTTCGCAGAGTTGCAGCAACCCCGCCGTTCATAAGCTCTTTTTTAGCTACTTGCTTTTTATTAGGCTTGCCTGCTTGTCTAAATAACTCTTCAGCTTTGGCAGCGTCATCGGGGTCCATCTCTAGAGGCATCCCCAATTGATTTAGCAGCAGGGCAGCGTTGCCTGCAACGATCATCTTTTCTTTAATGTGCTCAGGTTCCTCGGATGAGAGGTCAAATGGCACGGGCTTATCTTTTGTAGGTTCTACGTTAATCACGGGAATAGGGGCACCGAGATTGGAATGGGCTGACTCTATATGTAAATAATAATTTTGTAAAGCGAAAGGAGGTTGGGACTCCTGACGGGGGGTGTTTCTATATTAAGGGGGTGGGGTCAAATTGTGGAAATTTTTGTAGGGGGTGGGGGTGTTTTTAAATGAAGCGATGGAATGTGCGGAACAGTATGTACGGGCGC